GTATAAGTAATAGTGTCACCAGCAGCGAGGTAATATGTAAATGGAGCAGGTGCTACAGTTAGAAGAGCCGTTGCACCAGTAGGAGCCGCAGCCGTTTCTGGATTAACAAGCAATGTACTATTAGAATGTAGATATCGTGCAGCAGTCATATTAAGAATAACAGCTACATCAATTCCATTAACAGTAATTGTTAAATCACCCGTAGCGGTTGCTGCATGAGATTGCCCATGCCACATGATTTTAACCTTCGCGGCTTTGCCAGAAGGACATGTATATACAGTAGTCGTACCTATCGTAGCAGTCGTAGCTTCACCAAGAACGCCAATTTTATCCGTCATAACTTACTCCTTAAACGCTCAATTCACCAGTAGCAATTTTCCAAGGAAGGCGTACCTTCCGTTGAAGCTCTACAATCTCCGCTTTAATCACAACGAATTGTGCTCTAAATTCGCTCTTACTAGACTTAACATTGTCAGCAGGAATAGTTGTATCTATATTAGAAGCCATTACGCTCTCCTTGGCGAACCTATATTATACGCCATTGAAATTGAAACAAATCTTAGTTCATCTGTAGCATCACCTTCTATACGAAGCTTATTGATCTTATAACGTGCAGGCCAAGCATACAGTTTTTCTAGTCGAGTAGGACGTCCACCACCGTAGTTTTCTCCATATTCATCAGCACCGAAACCGGGAGAATCGCCTCCAGCAAATGTCATGGACAAGAGAGGATCAAGAGCTTCTACATCCCAACCTAAATCATCATCCCATACAGTATCATCTTCTAACCAAGCCTCTCCAACATCCGCCTTATCTTTATAAATATTATCTACAAACATAGAGCAAGTGAACTGTTGATCTCCAATAGTATCGAAGTTAATGAACCGACTAGCCTTTGTTAGAAACCGTTGTCCTGCATCTGTCCAAGGCAATTCCCATACAAAGGGAATAGCAATACCACTGTCAGCAGCATCAGCAACGGGACTCCAACCAGTATAATCAGACCAAGGAGTATCATCATCCCACATCTCTTCTGCACCTTCACGGTCTTTATTAATCTTATCTTGCTCATTACCGTAAATGAATATTTGTGTTCCATTAGTAAAGAACACGCGCTTCAATGCAGAACGACAACCTGATTGCCAATTCCAATTAGTAAACTCGTACCATGCCTCGACCTTTAACTTCTTGTCTTTCTTAAAAACAAAGCACCGCGTCTGTGTTGTATCAGTTAAGTCATTATGATTAGGAATAAACAACATGTAATCATGTCGTTGTGCATCGTATACTGCAAAAGTTCTATCTTCTAATGTCGCTGTAGACGTGATATTATTAATGTCATTTTGTATTTCAGGATCAATCAATTGTGAGTATCGTTCCGGGCGAACAGTACCAGTAAACAAGGCGCGTCCTACAGAAGTAACACCAACAGTATCAGCAAATAGAATGTCCTCTCCAATAGACTTAGCTACTCTATGAGAAATCGCACCATGTTCTTCAATTGCATCTTCGAATGTAGGTTCGTGAGTTGATCCAGAGAAGATACCAAGTGTGCCAACAATAATAATCTCATCGAACATTACTAACAACTTATCTCGAAAGGAGTTGATCCCTTTAATCTCGAAGCTACCAGAAGGTACGCGAGAACCTAGATCAAGGTTTACTGCGTCATTAGGTGCGCCATCTCCTACCCACACACCAGAAGTATCTGTACTTGCAATATACAAACGATCAATGTTCGTTGCATTACCAGCCATTACCAAATAACGTCCATGTGTTGTTACAAAACGTGCTATCGGTGTATTTGTTTGATTACCCGTCGCAGGATCATTTAAGTACGTACACATGATGTTACTATCAATGATCAGTGGCTTGTTAATTCCATTACATACAATCAACTTGCCATTAAACTCTGCCATAGAAGCGAAAGTAAGTCCAGTATCCCAACCATCAGGCGCACCAGACAAATTCCCCGCCCATTCGTCGTCCCAAATTACATAACTAACGCCATCACTACCAGTCTTAGTCAGCTTTCCATTCTTACCTACAGAGATAATATGCCCATTGTAATACGAACAAGCAATAATAGCATCAAGGTGATCAACAGTATCACTAAACAATCGCGTACCATGCCGAACAGCATTTGAACCATCCTCGTTACGTTGCATGTTTCTAAGTATCTTAGAATACTTAGTAGACAAGTTTAAATCATTGTCAATTACATTCCAGCCGCCAGAGAAGTCACGGATCGTCGCGTCGAGTAAGACGTTCTTACGTTCGATCTTCTTGTTCTTAGTGAATAGAAATGTATCAGCCATTATTTAATGCGTTCTCCCAAGGGGTTATACGTGTCGTTGTGTAATTCTTGCATAATTTCTCGACCAGCCCCCGGCTGTAAACGTTCTAATTCTTGTATTGATGCAGTATCGGGATTATCTATCCCACTCCGTCTAATAGCGTCAGCTAATGCATTAATTCGATCATTAATATTTACGCTTTGTTGTGGTATTCCTGTATCTGGAGGATTACCATAAAAAGTCCCTTGATCTGGAAAAGTATCTAGATCGTTTGATGGAGGACGATTAGGACGAATAGGATCAATAACAGGATCACTCATGCCTAGTTGTTCAATATCACCACCACGCGGTTCAGGTATATTTTTCGTTGCTTTCTTCGCTCCAAGTAATTGTATCAAGGCTTCTCGCATTAACTTAGCATTTGCCATTAATTCATTCCTTATAAAGCCGTGAAGCCAAACGTTTGTGGAAGCAACGAGATACTATCCAGTGCAATAGGCGTTCTATCCAAGTTATGCCTTAATTGTTTCACTCTAGTTTCAAACAAACCCTGAAACTTCTGTGTCGCATTAGGATTAGTACCATCATCTTCTGCATAGTCGTAACAAGCTCCTAGAATAAGAGCCTGTTCATCGAAGTTAACGGTATCTTCTCCTGTAAATGCGTCAGGCCGCGTTCGTGCTTGTACAATAACGTTCCCTGTAGAAGCTTTAGGCCATACATGAAACACTTTGTCTACTTCACTGTCTGCTTCATACATTAATGGTGAAGTACCAGTGAGTTCAAAGGGATTAGTTGTCGTACCGGACAAGACTGTCAACGGCGTATTCGTATCTTCTTTATAAATTACTCTTATATCTTCAAATCGTTTAATATATGAAGTCAAATCAGTGGTAGACTGCCCATTAGTACCATCTAATGTCAATGTATACCAGTTAAGGAATTGAGGCCAGAAAGCCTCATCAAACAATACGTCAAACTTGTGTTGGATCATCTCTCCAATCACGTCTTCCGCGTATATTTGAGTGCCAGTACCCGACACCATTGACAATCTATCAGTGGTTCGAGTGATTAACTGTGTAAATGTCGTCATACAATAAGCGGGTGCGGAGAGAAGGGGAGGCTAAATCTCCGCACCCTAGCCTATTAGCCGTTAAACTGTTCAATACCGTGAAGATCAGCGGTATCAACTTTATAGCGGACTTCATAGGATACTGAATCATCACAAGCGGTAGTAACTCGAACAGTACCACGAGTATCTTCCGTTGTCGCGGTTTGTGTTGCTGTATCATCACCAGCCACAAAGCAAAGAGGCTCGACAGTGATCGTATAGTTAGCAGCACCAGCAGTCGGAGTACCATTACCGGAAATACCAATAGCCTCATACTTCGCAACAGTATTAGTGCCACCATCATCATCCGTGGTAGTAGTATCAGCCACACCAGTCGCAGCTACCGCAGATGTACTAGCAATAACATGACTAAGACCAAGAACGTCTGTTGATCCGACAACAACTGTTGCAGTTTGTTCGCCAGCAGTAAGTGTAGTGACAATGGCATTGACACCTGTAATCTGTCCAGCGACAGGACTAGGCACAACAACATCAGCACCAGAAGCATAACGAGTTCCATCCACTTCAACCGGAACTTCTACAGGTTTAAACGGCATTTCAACATCGTCTTCGGTATAACCAACTACCGTTTCTGCCTTGTAAGGCAAACCAAGACGGTCATACCAACCGATATCAAGTGTGTCACCAGCTGCACCAGCCGCAACAAGGACAGTATCTACATACTTAAACGCCTTGTTACCGAAAATGACAGTAGTGCTACTCGCCGTAATGTTCTCTTTCATTGCCTGACCAAGATAGTCACGACCAGAAATAGTACAAACGTGGTTAGCACCCGCAGAACCAGTAACAGTAAGGCAACGACCATACGCTGCATCAATCATACCGGCAGTAGTAGTTAGAGAAGTAGAACTACCGTCGAAGGTAGTAGCGTAATCCGCACTAGTGAACGTTGCAGCAGTAGCTTCCGCAGCAATTCCGTCCCAAATGCCATCGGCATCTAGTGCGGCAGGTGCGCCAAGATATGCAACATGTAAATCACCTACAACATCCGCAGCAAATTCCATATTCGGAACGTACTGTGAAATAGTACGAGGGTGGTAATCGGCATTAACTTTAGACATAGCTAAACTCCATTAGCTCCAGTTTGTTTAATAGAAGGACGAGTTGCACGACCACGACTTGTTTTCTGTTCTGATAGAGAACGGAGTGAAGTGTCGCTAAGTTTCCCAACGACATCTCCACTATCCATATCTACCAACTCAGATACCGTATCAAATCCCAATCGCTTTAGTTCTTTCTCAGTTTGTACATGAATAGAAGCACCACTAGGGAAATAAACCATCCAACCACAATCTTGTTCTTCTGTAGCTGTATCGAAACCGCCAATGGGTTTACCATCTTCGCCAACACTAGGCTTATAGATAGTCTTAGTAAATGTACCTTCTAATTTATGTGTCTCAAACCTTGGTCGAATTGTAGACATCCCCTTCTTCTCCTTTAGACTTACGAGTTAATAAGAACCGCGTGAGTACGGAAAGCTTTCCAGATGCACCATTGTCCCTGCCAAACAATACGACGACCTTGTGCATCGATAGTCCACGGGGCTACCAATTCTTTGATCTTCATATTGACATGTTTGAGGATGTGCAAACGGAGGAACTTGCTGTTAATGAAGTATGCCTTGTTAACAGGACAATCTTCATCATACATCATGGGAATGTTCTGGTGTTTAACACCAGCAAATCCCAAGTCCATCATCTTCTTACCAGAATTAGATTCCGACAAGTTAATGACAACCTTATCACGAACAGCAGTACGATAGTGACGATACAAGTTACGACCACAGAGGATAACATCCGGCTTGTCACCTTTAAGTGTCAAGTCCATGAGGATATCATCAAAGGCTTCTTCGATATTAGTACTATCCAAGTTACCATTGAAGTCGTAAGCAGAAGTACGCCATTGAGTTTCGGTAGCACGATTAATGTTACCAACAGTGCCAGTGGTCGGATCATCAGGAATAAGAGTAGTAATTCCATTCGGATCAGTACCAGCAGAAGCGCCGTACAAATAAGAAGAGAACTTCTCTTTGATGCTCTCTTCTAGAACGTCCATCTTAGCTTTCATCAGTTTAAAGATTTCCGCCGTACCACGGTTTTCGTCTTCTTCCTGATCAGAAATAACTACGGAACCAGCAACACGCGACCAGTTGAACGTAACAGTGCTAAATTCATTGGTCTGTGCAATCGGTTGTTCGTCATAGTATTCATACGAAGTGATGTTAGGGTTACGACCCAACGTGAGAGGGTTCGTAATTTCGTGTCCGCCATCTTCAAATTCAACTCGATTGGTAGCGAAAGCCCATGCCATAAGAGCATTAGACTTAATAGAAGCCATGATAAGCTTCTTACGACTACGAGTAAGAGTTGAATTGAGAACAGTGGCAATAGGTGTAGAGGCCATTGTTTAACTCCTAGTTATAATTCATCCCGGCATCCTTTAATGATTCACGAATGATATCATCATAAGAAGTGCCAACATCAGCAACTTGTGCTGTATCAGTTACATTCTGGTTAGGAATATTCCCACCGGAAGGGATAGTCGTTTGCGTATTTACATCTAGAGGCTTTGAAGAAGCTGCTTCTGCTTCTTGTTGTAACTGCTCTAAAGGCTTACTCCAATCTAATTTCTGTTCTAGATAGAAGTTTTTCAGTTTATAATACGCAACTTCTGGGGTTAACTGAGGATCATCTGCTAGAAGTCGGGCGAGTGCATTACCATGCAGTTCGGCATCTGGATACGTACTTACAAAGTCATTATAACTTTTAGTGGCCGCATCTTGTGCCGCTTGTGTGTCAGAAGCACTCTTTTGCGCCTCTGTAACAGGTTTTAGGGCTTCTGTCAACATCTGTTTAATAGACGCCATATCTGATCCGGCCCCAATACCGTCTATATTATGCCCCAAAGCTTGTGCTTGTGTCAACAAGTATTTAACAGTATTCACCGGGTCTTCTTTAAAGGACTTCATCATTTGTGCACCCGTTGTAAGCTCGTCGGGCGTCAAATCATATTGAGTACCTAGATTACCAGCAGCATTTATTGCATTCAACTGAGTTTCTAATTCAGCAACTTTAGCAGAAGAACGTTCTGCTTCCTGTCTAAAGCGTTCACTCTTTTCATACAATCGACGTTCAGTACCGCCTTTAGCAATTACTTTACCATCACGTCCTATTAAGTCTTGGGGACCACGAGTTTGTTGGTCTTCAAGCTTTGTAGTAGTGCTAGTGTCAGTATCTTGTCCACTATCGGACGCCTGACTTTCTTCTGTAGTCGCTTCTGTCGTTGCCTCATTTGGTTCTTCTGTCTCTGTAGTGGTTTCATTGCCTTCTCCAATGCTAGAGAGGATTTCTTCATCGGTACTTAAGACTACTGCTTCTGGTTCCATCTTACTTCCCCTTATTGTACTGGTTGTTGTTGCTGTGTTTGAGCCATCGCAGCTTGCAACGCTTTCTGCGGAGGCACCCCAGATTTAATAGCTTCAACTACTTGTTGTTTAGCTTCTGGAGGGAGTTGAGATAACATCTGTTGTAATTGATCAGGGCTTTGATCTGCTACGGCACCTTGTTGTGGCTGTCCTTGTGGCTGACCACCGCCTTGCTGTTGATTAACAACTTGTAGAATTTGATCCCAATCTTCTTCTCGAATAGTAACTTCATCGAAAGCCTCTTGGAATACTTCTAACATAACTTTAAGAACAGGACCGGGCGCGGCATTAACAAATTGTCCTAACACTTGGCCCATCTCTAGTGCTTCTTCTTTCTTAGCTTTAGAAGTCGGCTTCTTAGTAGAACCACCAACAACAGCGACAGAGAAAGTAGTTCTAATCTCTTCTGCTGTCATGTTCTCCCAAATCTGCGCCTCTTCTTGTCCAACAAGAGCCGCTACTGTCTCTTTATCCATATAGAGTAAACATAATTGGGCAAGCATCCAATACGTTTGACCAACCCAATCTTCGATTTGATCACTCTTTTCATCAATACGCATATTGCTTGCAGATACATTCGCTTGAACGGCATCGTTAGTTGTGTTTGTTTTAAACTGTCCACCACGCAATACCTCCCCAACACTAGCAATACGATCAATAGCCTGATACTTTGAATCTTTATTGAAGAGTTCTTTGAACTGTAACGCTGGTGGAACGACTGATCCGATAATGTCACTGATCTTCATCCCTTCTGGAATATTAAGTCCTCTAACAGTACCATCATTACCGTTTAGAACCGCTTCTACATCCTCTTTTTTCGCTGTATTCAAGTTAAAGAACACATTACGCCGCGCCCAAAGCCGCCCACGCCGTTCTTCATCCACAATTTCATTGATCGCGTCTTGTTGATCTAGATAATAAGTGACTTCACCCTTCGTCAATGGACCTAATGGACCATCATAGAAGAAGAGCGGGATCAATGGATAGAAAGTATCCAATTGCAAAGGATCATCCCACACCCAAATAGGCCACGTCCAATCTTTTGCATTATACATAAGCAAGCGACGAGTGATTTTATCCCAAACATACCAGACTTGTGTTATCTTAGCCTGTTCAAATGCGTCCTCATCATCGAAACCAAAGTTCTTCATACTATCTTTTGATTCATACACCGAGAATGTATCTGAATCATTGAAGCCATCATCTGTATCCTCACCGATCTTGGCTTTCATTACGTGAGTAGGTTTGTAAATAGACTTGTGATCTACAGAACCTTTCGCTCGTGTAGCGAACTTCGCCATAATAAAGTTAGTTGGAATGTAATCACGTACCATGATCCAATTAGCATCAGATACATCTAATTCTTTACTATTAGGATCAACAACAACATCAAAGGGCGAGCGCACTTTAAGAGTAGGCCCGGAAGGTTGGAGAATACTCGTGCCTTTTTCTAGTGCTTCGATCTTGCCTTCAATCTCTTGAATCTGTTGTGGCGTTTTCGCTTTCTCTAACTCTTTAGCAAGCTGCTGTAGATCAACTAGAGCCTGTTCACTACTATCCTGTTTGTGTACCCAACCAATCTCTAACCACGAACGGTTCGTGAGTAGTGTAGTAACAACACAACGTTTTGCTTTGGGCTTCAAGTTAATGCCCGGAGTCGCTTTCCGTTTGCCAATAGTATTAACAAGACGTTCACATAGAGTAGCGAGCTTTTTATTCGCTTCTGTAGTAGAAGTAAACTCTGCTGTAGGATTACGCGCATACAATGCAGGAACCATCGTTGTAATATTAGCAAAGACAACGTTCTCTGTCTCTGTAATGTTGTTATTCAAACGAGAGTTGCCTGTAAGATTACCAGAAGTATCATCACTTTGTTTTGATCTATGACTTAGTTGATCATTGTCGTAATACTTAATAGCTTGTTCCCAAGCCTCAGTAACACCATCCATGTTCTTCTTGCCTTGAGCAAGCCGGGACTTCCACAACTTACCCTGCACAAGGGATACAGGAATTTTACTGTCACCTAATACTTGATAAGAAGGCGCACGTTTCTTGCTCTTCTTCTT